TCGTTGCGCAGAATATCCACCTCAAACGGTGAATAGCTTTCCCGTAACGCCGGGTTATTGATGGCATCGGGCTGGTTATCCCGCAGCCACAGCAAAACCGGGCCATCAGCAGATTCTGGTCGCCGCTGAAATCCTCAATCACCACGTTCAGGGTGTAGCGGTACTCCCATGACATGGAGCTGGCCCCGTGGCAACCAGCGAACCGTTATCCACAAACAGATGCAGTTTGTCCGGGTTATTGCGGACATAAGGCACCGCTTTATTGAGGGCGTGGCGCAGGGATTGTGGTTTGTTCACTGTTTCGCTCCTGACACGCAATAATCATGTCCACTTTGTCTGCACAGACCGCCCAGGCGGCCTCCGTTTCATCCAGCAATGCGTTCAGATCACCGTTAGTGCGCGGCGCTGTCTGATCCAGCCGACACGGCGTCACTCGCGGACAACCACTGACGGTAAGCGGCACCTCCGGTGAGTGCCGGACGTTCCCGCAGCCGGATAATGTCAGCAGGCAAAGGAGTATCAGCCCAGCGGCGTAAATCCTCGTTCTCACGTTTCAGTTCCTCAATCCGGTGTTGTCGTTGTCTCAGCAGCGCGCTGGTCTGTTCTGCTTCGGCGTAGAGCCGCGCCTGCTCCCGGTTGTTGGTTTCAGTCAGAATGGACAGGCTGATAAGCTGGCTGTTGCTCTTTGCCAGTGCCTGGCTTTGCTCTGCAGCTCGTCTGCCTGCGTGCTGATGGTCTGGCTGGCATCAGCCAGCCGCCACGTCTGCCAGCCCAGCGCCGCCAGTAATAACGCCAGCATGACCAGCAGCAACCGGTTCATGCTGCTACCTGTTGCGCCATCTGATTACGGGTGATCCAGAAGGCAATAACGGTCAGTAGATAAAAGACCAGGGTAATAGCCCACCCCGTCCAGGCGAGACTTACGACAATCAGCAATCGCATCACCCAGCTGATAAATACGTTTTCTTTTCGGGTAATGGTCTTCAGCAAAGATGCCCTCAACTCCTGCCAGAGCGGGCCATTCTTAATTAACGCAGCCAGTGCTACCGGAATTACCGCCCATGTCAGTAAACAGGCTACCCAAACGCCGGACGCTGCCAGTACCGGAAAAATCCCCTGGGGATACACCATTGCTGCGATTAACAGCGCCATCCATAACATCAGAAACAGCCCGCTGATTAATTTCTTTTTCATTTCAGTTTGCTCCCTGTAAACACCAGGCCATCTCCCGCGCACGGCGGTTATCCAGCCCCTGATTAAACACACCTTTCACATAAACCCAGCGCGGCAACTGTCGGCACGCATCCGCCCAGCGCCGCTGATTGAGTAATTTCACCAGCGTGGAACTGCAGGCATTGCCCGTTCCCACGTTGAAGGCAAACGACACCGCAGCGTCATATACCTTCTGCGGCGGCTGTTGTTTCACACACCTTTCCAGCGCCCGCTCCACACGCAGCACGTTGGAAATCAGTCCTTCTGCTGCCTGTCGTTCCGTAATGGTTTTGCCGGGAATGACGCCTGACGTGTTACCAATGCCGTCGGTCCAGACGCCCGCGCTGCACTGATACGGCTGCAGACGACAGCCTTCGTAATCGGCAATCAGTTTCAGCCCTCCACGGAGGTGTGAAGCTGCTGAAACCCGGCAGCGTGGCAGCAATAGCCAGCACGGCCCGACAAGGCAGCGTTTAACGATTGATGGATTCATAGTCCTCCCGCGAGATCTGCCCGTCGCGCAGAAGCTGGTAGGCTTTGTGTTTGTAGTACCAGTTGATAGCCAGCATCAGCACACCAATCATCAGGCCGCCCAGCGTTGAGGCATCCTTGATGGACAAATCGCCCAGCCAGGCCAGCACAACGGCGATGCAGTACGTGATAAAGGCGCTGATTCGCTCAAGCGTCATAATTCAGTCCCATAGCTGGACGGTCTGCACGGTGGTGGTGGTCGGAATGTCCGGCAGCTCCACCTGCAGCCCGTGAGGTAAAAAGGGGCCATATTCGGCAAGCCCCGGATTTGCCTTCAGTACCTGCTCCGTGACACCCTGCGTGCGCCCGTAATGACGCCAGCAAAGCGCGTCCACCGTGTCATACTGATGCGCATGCACTTTCATCAGATAAGCTCCACTGTGCAGTGCGGCGCATCCTGCACCCGGCTGATGGCCCAGCGGGCGTCACGCCACAAATCACCGCTGGATTCCGCCAGTTCCTCGCCTCGCTTCACACCGGATGCCGTGGCGTCATAGTCCTGGTATCGTTCGTTGAGCATGGCGCGTGCCCAGCAGTAAACCGCGTTGAAATAGTGCTGAATGCGCTCACTTTTGCCGTCCAGCTGTTCCGCCGGAACCTCAGCCAGCGACACATACCCCAGCATCTGCTGACGTCTGCGAAACTCATACAGCTCTGCGTTGACCTCCGAAATTGCCGACAGCGCAACCTGCTTTAAACGCGGCTGCGTCACCGTGCCGTCAGTGCGCATGACACTGCGAAACTCCGACAGGTCCACATCAGGCCAGAACGGCGTATTTCTGATGATTTCCGCCTGTTCCGGTGCCTGTTCTGGCGCAACAAACTTCATGCTGCTTTCTCCTGAAATAGAGGGCGGTGGACGGGGTTTTGATGTGGCAGTGCCTTTCGCCACCCCGTGCCGCCCGTGCGCGGGGGCACGTTCTGTCAGCGGCTGTCATTGCGCAGTCTGCGCTCCAGCTGCTGTTTGTCTTTTTCACGCCACAGCGGGGATCAAGCTGTAACGCATGGTTGAGATGATTAAGGGCGGAAGCCGGATTGCTTTCACTCAGGACAGCGCCAATCGCTTTATGCAGACGCGCCCGTGACTGGTCCGGCATATCCAGACCGTCTGTCAGCTCCAGCGTCTGCAACAACAGATCGGCATCAAAGCCGGTGGCGGCAAGCATTGCGCTCTGCGCGGCGTCTGCCATTTCCTCTGCCAGCACGGTCTGCACGTTGCGGTTACCCAGCGGCATCACCCAGCCATGACGCAGGGCATGACGCCCGATCTCCAGCGCCCCGGCATAATCTCCGGCATCAATGCGCCACAGCATCACGTACATCAGCACGTCATCCTGTTGAGCGCCTCCGGCAGCCAGGACACCCTCTGCCCAGGCGGCGTACTTCGGCAGCAGCTCCACCTTGATTTCCGCTTTTTGACCGTGGACTGAACGCCCTTGAGACGGCGGCGGTCTTCCGCCAGTTGCAGCAGCATCAGGTCATAGCCCGATGCGTGGCGAACACTGCCGCCCTCGCGGGCGGCCTGTTCAGCCTGAACGCGCAGGCGATGCTGCCGTGCGGGACTCAGGCTCATGGATTACGCTCCGGTTTCGGCTGCGGCGGCGCTGAAATCACCAATCTGGATGTTTTCCACCAGTGCGGCGCAGCGGTAGTCCTCAACCACATAGGCTTCATTAACGGATTCAAAGTTTTCAATCCGGTCACGTTTCGGGTTGTCGATAACTGAACGGCGGCGGGTGTCTTCCTGCCAGTAGATGGACAGGTTATCCAGACGGGTGATCAGCAGCGCATTCGGCGGGAAGAACGGCGCACGCACGGCCTGCAGGCCACCCATGCGTTTCTGGCTGATGATCATATCGGCAGCCAGTTTTTCACTGTTTTCCTGCTCTTTGTTGACCAGCGGGAAATACTTGTCAGACAACAGTTCACGACCGCAAATCACCACCAGATCGTCATCGTCCTGGTAAACCACGTCGATAAGCTCATTGACGGCATCCATCACCACAGCGTCCAGGTTGGCATATTCGCCACCTTTCCCTTCCCGACTTTCACCGCACCCGGAGTGGTCTCACCGCCCGTGGTGGTGCTGCCCATGACGTGATCCGGTGCATCCTCACGGATTTTCTGCAGCCAGCCTTTGTTCACATCCTGCAGCAGCGGGTTTTCGCTACGGTTGGAGGTTTTCGCACGCTTCACGCCGTTAAAGCCGATCATGATGCGGTCCAGTGCCTGACGTTTCACGATGGCGTCACGGATGCGCACCTGGAAATCCTGAAACTTCGCCCACAGATCCAGCTTCGCGTAGGTCAGCACCGTGTCAAAGTTGGTCTGCTCGCATTTATATTCCACATCGACCATCAGGGTCGGATCGACGGGTTCACGCTCTTTCGCGGTGGTGTCAGTGGTTCCGGCAATGGTGCTGCCAACACCCAGCCCAGCAGCTGACCGGACTGCTCAGTCACTGGCGTGACGTTAATCAGCGTCAGGAAAGCGGCGGACTGCTGGATCTGGTCCTCCAGCGTCTGCTGCACAGACGGCTCCACAGTGAATTTGCTGGACAGTTCTTCAACTGCCACACCGTTCAGACGCGCCAGCTGCTGCAGGTAAGCGTTAAAAGCAAAGCGGGTATTCTTCTTCATCGGGTTTTGTGCTCCATCAGCAATTGGTCAGAGTGTCAGCGGGGGCGTTACCGCCTGTTGCACGCTGGCGGTAGTCCTGGCGGCTGTCTTCATGACTCAGCTTATTCACCAGTTCGTTAAAGGCGGTCTGCTGTGCCTGCAGGGCAGTCTCCAGCTCAGACAGACGTTCTTCCTGCTCAGACAGGGATTTTCGGTGCGTGCGCTCAGGTTCTGCTGCTCAGTGGCGACCAGCTCCACGGCCTTATGCACATCAGAGAACCGGGCGTCATCGGACTGCTCTTTTTGGTAAACAGCGCCGTGACGCGGGCAAACAGGGACGGTTTGTCGTCCTGGACTTCTTCCAGTTCGATCACCGTTTCCTCTGCGGCGGTAAAGAGATTGGCGGGATTCTGCTTGCGGTTTGCCAGCGGGTTATGGGCTGCACTGGCGCTGAATGTCAGCATTTCAGTGCCCAGACTGGCAGGGTCATCAGTGGCAGCCAGGCCGACCAGGTAGGCTTTGCCCGTATCAGCGAACTTCGGGCTGACTTCCATAGAGGTGAATAATTTCTGGCCTTTTTCACCAGCTCCACCAGGGACTCCGTTGGCTCAACGTCGGCATACAGCGCCATCTTGCCTGCCAGCGGACCTTCCGTGATTTCTTCAGCAAACAGCGCCGTCACCTTGCCGTAGCGGTTAAAGGTGCTGTCCGGCAGATAAGACTTGATGTGCTCAAGGTTAATCAGCGCGGTATACACCGCCGGGTTATAGCTGGCTGCCATCTGTTCCAGCCATTCACGCTGGATTTCGCGTCCGTCGGTGGTGGCACCTTCCACCCCGATGCGAAAACGCTTTGCTTTCACTGTCATGAGCCGTGCTCCGTTAGAAAAAACTTACTGGAGCCTTATGGTTGCGGTGATGGGGCAGTGAAACAATGCGCGGTATTTGTACCGACAACCACACAAACCGCAGGCGGGGAAAGCCGTCATTCAAGGCTGTAGGTTTGTGCCATGAACACCACACTGACACCCGCAGATCTCGATCCCCGTCGGCAGGCCATGCTGCTGTACTTTCAGGGATACCGCGTAGCCCGCATTGCTGAAATGCTGGGCGAGAAAGTTGCAACCGTTCACAGCTGGAAAAACGCGACAAGTGGGGTGACTATGGGCCGCTGGATCAGATGCAGCTCACCACCGCCGCACGCTACTGCCAGCTCATTATGAAGGAGCACAAAGAAGGGAAAGATTTCAAAGAGATTGACCTGCTGGCGCGCCAGTCTGAGCGCCACGCGCGGATCGGCAAGTTTAACAATGGCGGCAACGAAGCCGACTTAAACCCTAACGTCGCCAACCGCAATAAAGGCCCACGCCGTCAGCCGGAAAAGAATGTTTCACCGATGAGCAGATTGAGAAGCTGGAAGAAATCTTCCATTCCTCCATGTTCAACTACCAGCGCCACTGGTGGGAAGCCGGAAAAACCAACCGCATCCGCAACCTGCTGAAGTCACGCCAGATCGGCGCGACCTTCTATTTTGCCCGTGAAGCCCTGATTGACGCCCTGCTTACCGGACGTAACCAGATTTTCCTTTCTGCCAGTAAGGCTCAGGCCCACGTCTTTAAACAATACATCATCGACTTCGCCAAAGAAGTCGAGGTGGAGCTAAAAGGCGATCCGATGGTGCTTCCTAACGGAGCCACGCTTTACTTCCTCGGCACCAATGCCCGCACGGCCCAGAGTTATCACGGCAACCTGTACCTGGATGAATATTTCTGGATACCGAAATTCCAGGAGCTGCGCAAAGTGGCTTCCGGGATGGCTATTCACAAAAATGGCGACAAACCTATTTTCCACGCCATCCAGCCTGACCCACAGTGCTTATCCGTTCTGGTCCGGTGCGCTGTTCAACCGTGGACGCAACAAAGCCGATAAGGTGGACATCGACCTGTCCCACAGCAATCTGGCCCCCGGCCTGCTGTGCGCAGACGGGCAGTACCGCCAGATAGTCACTGTGGAAGATGCGGTGCGCGGCGGATGTAACCTGTTCGACCTTGACCAGTTGCGCATGGAGTACAGCCCGGACGAATACCAGAATCTGCTGATGTGTGAGTTCGTGGACGATCTCGCGTCCGTGTTCCCGCTCAGCGAACTGCAGGCGTGCATGGTGGACAGCTGGGAAGTCTGGACCGACTTTCATGCACTGGCCCTGCGCCCGTTTGGCTGGCGCGAAGTGTGGATCGGTTATGACCCGGCAAAAGGTACGCAGAACGGCGACAGTGCCGGATGCGTGGTGGTGGCTCCGCCAGCCGTGCCGGGTGGTAAGTTCCGCATTCTTGAGCGTCACCAGTGGCGCGGGATGGACTTCCGCGCCCAGCTGACGCCATCAAAAACTCACCGAACAGTACAACGTGACCTATATCGGTATCGACTCAACCGGCGTTGGTCACGGGGTTTATGAGAACGTGAAAGCGTTCTTTCCTGCCGTCCGGGAGTTTGTCTACAACCCCAATGTTAAAAACGCCCTGGTACTCAAGGCCTACGACATTATCAGCCACCGCCGTCTGGAGTTTGACGCCGGGCACACCGACATTGCGCAGTCATTCATGGCAATCCGTCGCGCCACCACCGCCAGCGGCAACCGCCCGACCTATGAAGCCAGCCGTAGCGAAGAAGCCAGCCACGCCGATCTGGCCTGGGCAACGATGCACGCACTGTTTAACGAACCGCTGCAGGGCGAATCCGCCAATACCAGCAATATTGTGGAGATTTTTGATGGGAAAGAGTAAGAAAACCGCGCTGCGGCGACGAATCAGCTCAAGCATAAAAGCCAGACTTCAGCCGAAGCATTCAGCTTTGGCGATCCCGTTCCTGTTCTGGACCGCCGTGAACTGCTGGACTATGTGGAATGCGTACAGATGGACCGCTGGTATGAGCCGCCCGTCAGCTTTGACGGATTGGCACGAACCTTCCGCGCTGCCGTGCATCACAGCTCACCGATTGCAGTAAAATGCAACATTCTGACCAGTACCTACATCCCTCACCCGCTGCTCAGCCAGCAGGCTTTTTCACGTTTTGTGCAGGACTATCTGGTATTTGGTAACGCCTACCTGGAGAAACGCACGAACCGCTTCGGTGAAGTTATCGCCCTTGAGCCTGCTCTGGCAAAATACACCCGACGCGGGTTAGACCTGGATACCTACTGGTTTGTGCAATACGGTATGACAACCCAGCCGTATCAGTTCACGAAAGGCAGCATTTTTCATCTGATGGAACCGGACATTAACCAGGAGATCTACGGCCTGCCCGGCTATCTTTCTGCCATTCCGTCCGCCCTGCTCAATGAGTCTGCCACGCTGTTCCGCCGCAAGTATTACATTAACGGTAGTCATGCAGGCTTCATCATGTACATGACCGATGCTGCGCAGAACCAGGAGGACGTGAACAACCTCCGCAATGCAATGAAAAGTGCCAAAGGTCCGGGTAACTTCCGCAACCTGTTTATGTACTCGCCTAACGGCAAAAAGGACGGCCTTCAGATCATCCCTTTGTCAGAAGTTGCGGCGAAGGATGAGTTTCTAAATATCAAGAACGTGAGTCGGGATGACATGATGGCAGCGCACCGCGTGCCGCCGCAAATGATGGGATTATGCCGAATAATGTTGGGGTTTGGGATGTGGAAAGCAAGTAAAGTGTTTGTACGAAACGAACTTATACCATTACAAAAGCGCTTAGGAGAGATAAATGAATGGCTTGATAAAAAAATAATAGAATTTGAAATATATTCATTCTGATACATTTACATCACTTAATAGGACATCCATCGCTCAACACATAATAAGAAAAAAACTACGGCACTACCGTGCCGTAACAAATTATCACTTTAAGAATTTTTCTGATAAGACTCATCAATTAGAGATTTAATTATTTTCGCCCTTTTTGACACTAATACACTAATTCTTGTCCTTTGACTTTTATCATACTCCTGTGCTTTTTCAATATTAGATGTAGCATCTTTGAATAAATCAGCAATCAAAGGTTTATAGTCACCTTCGATATTAATGCGTTGTTTTAGATGATTCAACCACCGCTCGGTCTCCGCAAGAAGTGCTGTTATCTCATTTTGAAATGACATTGCATCAATTTCTTTTGAATCTCCCGGTATCCAAAACTTTCTTGATGCAGATTCAATTTCCTTTAAATTATCTGAAACATTTTTTACAATTGCCCATGTTTCACTCCTCTTTTGCAACGCACGGGAGTTTCTATAAACAAAAACCCAACCAATCAAGGCTGTTAGAATTGCAATCACACCTGAACTAGCAAGGTATTGTAATAACCGCAGATAAACCGGAAGTTCATCCATGAACATCACTCCTTTTTAGCATCAGAAATATATCCCCATATACTATCCTTGAGGAAATCCAAATCAGTAAATATTTTTAATTTTTTCCTAATTATAGCTTTATCTATATTATTTGTTCTATAAAGTCCACCAAACGCCTCTTCCAAGAATGAAGAACCATAACCCATAGCACCATCAAGGTACACGTGCACCTCATCATAATCTTGGATGGCTTTCAAAAGATACTTTTCACGGAAACGTTGTCCATTATCAGGACCATCCTCATCATAGCGGCCATAGGGAACATCTGAAAAATCTTCAGCAACATGTATCTCTTTGATTTTCATTCAGCACCTCTCAAACTTACATTCCATTGAATAAGGGTTCCACCTATGGAGTATGGCAGATCAAATTTATCTTCAACATTATTTTCAGCATCATAAGAATATCGTCCCATTCCACTAAAATATGTAACTGCCCCTCAGGGTTATCTACAACATACCTTTTCATATCAGGTAATCCTTTACCATGCTTCTGACTATTCATTCTTGTCTCACCATACTGTACAGCCGCGAATATTTTATCAGAATCCGTCTTAGGATTAAATATCTGAGCGATAAATGTGAAAAGTCCTTTTTAACCAATGTAACTGGGATACCTTCTCCCATATCATACACCATCAAAATAGTTGTTCTTCGACTTTGTGTGCCAATATCCACCATCTTTTACCAATGTCCTCAATAAATTCAGAGAACTGTTCTTCATTTGAATACGCATGTAGACCAACATTGCTAATAGATTCAGTTAAGGCTGCATATAATTTCACACCATCCGAAGCGGAAATCTTACCTTCATAAATGGTATCTTTTATATAACGTAGAATATTTTTAATTTTTTGTCTTGCTTCGGCACTTTCATGATCATCTCTAGTTTTGCCTGCAACAGCGGAAACAATTTCCATTGAATTAAGCTTATCTGCAGCTATACGCTGAAACCCTGTAATCCCCCAAATACCACATATTTTAAACCAGTTATTTGCCCTGGATGAACCGCACGTAGTAATAGAAATTATATTTTTATCTTTTGTTTGCCTTTGTAAAAAGTCAATATGTGCATACAATACGATTACTGCACATGCTTTCAGAGATTTTGTATTTCTGAAATCTATTAAAATTTTCTCACCATCATTGATGTAATCTCTGATTAAAGTGATAAACTCTATAAATAGTTTGTAATTTTTAGTATTAAATAAGTCCAATGACGCAGGCGCGGGTATTCTCACACGAGAGAATACCCGCATGGGCTGTAGCATCCGTCTTCCACCAGAAAGCTTTCTTGACTCCCGCTTCGCAATCTTCCTTGCTCTGATCAAAGAATGTTCAATTTGTTCTTCAGTTAGCCGCTTCATATCCTTTCCTCGATAGTTGTTGAAGCTTATCAGTTCACGCAACAACTACAAACATCTACCTGCTATCTTAAAGCAACAATTTGAAAGAACATTGAAAATCATAGTATCTGTTTGTAAACAAACGACTGTTTCTATACCTTGCGCGCGCTCGTATCCCCGCCACGCCTGCCCGCTTTATGTAGTAGTTTTCATGCACCTGCATGACATGAGCAAAAGCCCGCCAGTTCTGGCATGTCTTAGCCAAACCGATCCTCAAACGATCATGCGAACTCATGCAGCATAGACATGCATGACATGAAAATCGGTCAAACCTTGAAACCAGTCATAAATATGAGCCAGCTTAATACACACTAAATAGCTGCGTCTAATACTGCTACACCTGCCGTTTACTGACATGTGGCATGTCGCGTAAGGACAACATACTGTAGGCCAGATACAGCAGGATCAGGCGAAGAAAACGGCCCCACGCCTTACCCAGCAAGGGCCAAGGGCTAACCGAAAGTGGAGCATTATTCCGCGCAGTTATTTAGTGTCAGCTCTTTTGAGCTAAAATCAAGTTTCAACATGAGGGTCTGTGCAGGCTTTCTCATCCCGCTAATTTATACAGCACACCTATATGGCTATGAGTTTGTCATGCCCGCTAATCCTGTTAGGATTAGCCTTGTTTTTTTACGATTGGGATAGGGATATGATGAAATTAACTGGCGTAATTGCTTTTGCTCTGCTGCTTACTGCTTGTGACAAACCGAAGATCGATGCATCAAGCGATCAGTCGATGAAAGAGTCCATTCAAAAAGTAAGAGAGTCCTTACCTGCAGATAAAAAAGCTCAGTTTGATGATGCAGTTAAAGTCGTTGCCTTTAGCCAAATCAACATGAGAGAGCTAATGCAGGCTGGAACGTCTTCTGGGACGTCTACGAAACAAAAATTAAGTCAGCGTTGGAAGGTAAAACTGGTGATGAGGTTATAAATTACGCACAAACTATTCGCCTTGAGCGTGAGAAGAGAGAGAAAGAACAGGCTCTGCAAGAAATAAAAGAACTGGAAGCCAAACAAACCTCTGCAACACAGGCTGCGGAAAAAATGAAAGCCTTCAAGGTCGAACGTTCCCGTTTTTATTTCCAGAAAGAGGATTACGGCAATGATCAGCCAATTCTAGATATTAGCGTTGAAAACGAAACAGACAAAGCGGTTGCCAGAGTATTCTTCAAAGGAGTTATTGCCAGCCCAGGAAGAAGCGTCCCTTGGTTCTCTGACGTCTTCAACTATAAAATTTCTGGAGGTCTGGAACCAGGTGAGAAAGCCAACTGGAAATTAGCCCCTAATAGATACTCTGATTGGGGAAAACTTAAAGTTCCGGCTGATGCTATATTTACCGTCACAGTCATTGGCCTTGAAGACGCAGATGGGAAATCGATCTATGGTGACGCCGAGTTTTCAGAACGCGATGCTGACAGACTGAATCAACTTAGAGATAAGTACCTTTCTAAATAATCAAAATTAAAGCTACTTCAGCATAGTCCCTGAGAATATATATCAGGGACTACCAAATCACGGCAGATACCCCTTAGTTAAATAATGCTAAACGCTTAGAAAGAGACCATGAAACGTATAACTTTCTCCTTTACGTTAGTAGCAATCATCATAGCCTTAGCTGGATGTGCTTTGCCAGATAAAGACGGCGACTTCGGAGCTTATGTTCATGCCTGTCAGCAATATGCATACGGAAAATCCTATGCCTTTGAGAATAGAGACTTCGCGTATAAGGTCTGTAAGGACGCGGCGAAACTGTGGAGTGAAGAAGTTCCTGGCTATATCATCAGGCAAATTCAACTACATCCTGAAATACCCAGCGAAGAAATTAAATATGCAGCCATGGCCGGCTCTTTGGGTAACAACTAAATCAACTTATGAGAAAGGGGCTTAATGCCCCTTTTCGGTTCCCTTATCAAGTCCTAACGAAACAAGCTCAACTGATTACATCCATCGACCTACTGTATTCATGGCTTCGAATTTTCGCCATCAACTCATCAGTCAATTCAGAAACCCACTGCAGAGCTAGCCCCTTCTCTTCATCACTACACTCACTAGCCGCTACAAGCTTAAGAAAAAATCAATGCGCTGGAGCTTCAAAGACTCCAAAAATAGTCCTGCATCTTTCCTCCTATAACACCATACGCAATACTGTACATATAACCACTGTTTATATTTACAGTATATAATAATCTTACTGATGTAAAACGTTTTTTTACGTTCATCAGCCTGATATGCCTGGTATTATTAAGAGCACGAATTGTTAACCCGCGTGATTAATACAGGTTCCGCCACTTATCATCTTCCTGCAAACGCTGGTTCCGATAGAAGATACGCAGGCCTGCTCCTGACGGAATACTGCCACCGCAAAGGAGCAAATCGACCTCTTTCTCGCTGCCATCAAATCCTCTGGACTTCAGTTCATAGACGAGCTGCTGACGCTGATACTCTGTAATTCGCTGTTTGTAGTCTTTACGCCGTTTCGGTTTAACCAGGCGCAATCTTGCTGCCAGTTCCCGGCGCTCTTTTTTGCTCATACTGTGCAGGTAATCGTGCAATTCCTTGTCATCCATGCAGGTAATGTCCGTTCTGGTATCCCCATCTGCTGATTCATCTTTCTCATGTTGGTTCAAATTTTCAGCAAGGGGACAGTTATTGCCACGAGTCCAAGGGGCGCAAGCGCCCTGGTCGGCTGCCGCCTCCTGAACGTCAACGGCCTTACGAACCATTTTCCACTTCACTGCATGAGTGCAGATCTTGCCCTCTGCAATGGGTGACCAGATGCCATAAATACGAATACCGTGATCGCCATAGGCGGTTGGCTCTTCGTTGATTTCATAAGCGGTTCTGATGAGGTGATATTTGCGGGGAACCAGTACGCCGCCCTGCTTCATGATGTAGGTGGCAAAACAACCAGCATCAGCAGCAGCCAGAATGGCATCAAGACGCGGGTTATCCAGTACCGGCGCACCTGCTTTTTGTCACCCTGTTGCCTTGCCGCCTGACCAGCCAGCAAGCGAAGTTCACGGTAAGCCTGACGTCCCGGAATACCAAAGAAGCGGAATTGCTGAACACGATGCAGAGACGCCCAGGCATTAACGTATTCAGCGTTATCACGCAGGGATTTACCCGTTTCCTTGCTGATCTCGCCAGCCAGACCACGCCCGTCAATGTTCTTACTGATGTATTTCGCGATGTAGCTTGTCGGCGTTCCTTTGCGCGGGTTTATCAGCTCAGATTTAAAGCGTGGACCAGTGTTATTACCCAGTTCCTCGCGGTCTTCACGGATGGCAAACTTACGCAACAATGCAGTAATGGCGCGGCGGTCTTTTTTGCGCATGAAACACAACAGGTGCCAGTGAACTGTACCGTCATGATGCGGCTCAGCCACCCGCACGCCATACCAGCGCAACCCGGCTTTGTGCATCGCCTTACGAAATGCAGCAA